CAGATTATTATTTTCAACGCCATCCTGCAAGGCTAAGTAAAATGTACTTCCGAGCGCTGGCTGAATATACATGTCCTGCGCTACCTTAATTTGAGGCTTTAACTGCTTATCGTCAATGGCTTCGCTAATCCCGGTACGGGCTTTAATCAATGCAGGCGATATAAATAATGTGTTTGCGCTCATGATTCTCTTATTACTGTTATGGCTTGCCATCTGTGGCGGCAGTATGGGCGAGACTCTCCGTTAGGTTGCTTAAACCATCCACCGCGCCTATCCCAAACGCTATATCCGAGGCGCTCGCTCATTTGCTCGATATTAGCGCGGCTCCATACCCTTGTCCGGGCCAGTTCTAACATCTTAGCACAAAATGGCCGGTTGCGTTCATCTTCCGGGCCAGCGTATGTATATCTGAGCAGCACCTCGGTAACTGTTGGCTTATAGTTGCTAATCTTAGTCTTATCCACCTCGCGCTCAATAATTGTGTCTTTGCCTATTTTAGTGCTTTTACTGGTTATAACGCCTGCTTTTTCCAGTCGGTCAATAATCGCTTTGACTGTATCTGTATCTGAATCCACCGCCTTTGCGATAACTTCAGGCGTTGCTCGCTTATCCTTGTTAAGCATATTTATCACATTGCTTTCAAGTTCGGTGAGTTTCTTATTTTCTGCGAAATACTCTACCTCGCTGGCAGGGCGGCGGCTAAGTACTTTATATTGAGAGGCATCTTCCCCACATGATGCGAAGGCTTCCAATAATTCCGCGTCAATCTCATCCTGAGTAGCAAATTGCATCTCATCTGAATTTCCGTCTAAAAGTAGGTTAACATCTGCATCGTCAAGCCCAAATGATTTTTTTAGCATCATTGCCGCCTCATCCCTTGTTAACTGGCCTTTATTGTATTTACGCTTTATCCTTTCAAGCTGCTGAAATTGCCTTCCGGTCATGCTGGCAAGGTTGCTGTTAACAGTAGGTATTGCGCTTGCATCGCTTATAGGCGTTTGTGCAGGCGCTCCCGATACTGTTGGCATAGAGTAATACTTTTGATCCACTCCCAGCTTATCGAGGAAATATTCACGCGGCATAACTTGCAGCAGTAGGCTATCTTCCAGTTTAAACCCGAGCGGCTCAACCGGAGTGATACTATATTGAATATTAGCCTGAGTAATAACGTTAATTAGCTTGTTAAACAGTTCCTCATGCGCTTGCTGCCTTTCGCTTACATAGGTGTTATTAAATATCTCGTAAGCATCCTTTAACTCATTACGGCCGCCTAATTGCCCCTCAGTCTTAATGCCGAATAAAGCAGGCGAAGTAACTTGATGTCCTGCAAATATCTCTTGTTGGATAAGATTATTCACATTGGTGAAATCTTCCTTTGTGAGCATGGTCTGCCCCAGCGGTGTAACCTCTGCCGTATTATCGCGGCTGCTGTTAAACATAATCAGCACGCGGTCTCCCTCACTACCGGTAAATTTCTTTTTCAGTCTGCGTTCAATGTCTGCCTTTTGCTCAGATGGCGGCTCCCCATTGTTAAGCTGGATCATCGTACCAGCCACAAAGCCATCCTTAGCGTTGCCCAGGATATGGCGGCTCACTTGTACATCTGCATCAATATAATTGAGCGCCTGGAAATATGAAGGCAACGGATAAACATCGGCCCTAGGGTTGTACTGCTTTACAAATAGAATCTGCGAGTATTCACCTTCCTGAAATGTTCCGCTGAAGGCTGAGTATCTCCGTGCTTTCTCGCGGTTATCTTTCCAGTCGTTTTTTACAAAAAATTCGCTTTCATCCTTATTTGTGCGAACATTCATGTAGCGCAAATGGTAAACCTCTTTAACCTGCTTTAGCTTGTTCCACACAATTTGCAGGTAATAACCGCCGTAGAGTTCATCATCCAGTACACACTTTTTCAAAATAGTGTTCCAGCTTTCGCCGTGGCTGTTTGCCTCCGCCGGTGTATTTTGGAAACCTTGCCCGTAGATATAGTTAACTTTGCCCTTGATGATTGCGCCATGTTTTGGGCTTTCATTATAGAGGCTTAGTAAATATTCCGGGTAGTTATTTTCCTCTCCGAATTGAATGTAACCTTGCCCTTTACGCTCCTCAAATTTAGGTTGTAAAGCGCGGGCAAATTTTATAGTGAATAGGTTATCGTAGTTATTGTCCGGCATAGATTACAAATTCATTTGATTGGCTGTTATATTGTGTCGGCTCAAAGTCGCTGGCAGGTAATAGGTTTAAATATCCGCTTTCCAATATTGCCCCCGTTTCCGTTGTACTGGTATCGCCTGCCGCTTTCTGCCTTATTATGTAAGAATATAGTCCGGTAACGTTACCTGTGAATAAATTATTTACCACGATGGAAGCGCTATCATAACGGCTCGAACTCGAAGTATTCGCGACATTTATCTTAACTGCTGCCCCTCCGTTACGCGGTGTGAAAATAAATAAAAATCTCGGGTTTGCAATGGTTGCCTTTTCCCTTGCAGTAAAGTAAATCGTTTGAGTAGTTCCCTTGCGTAAAGTAATCATTCTATTACATTAAAAAACCCCGGCGTTTCACCGGCCGGGGCTTTCAATTTTACTAACTATTTATTAGCTGCCAGGTGTTTGCAGTGCAGCGGCTGTGGCTGAATCTACTGCAAAGAAATCGTCTTTTTCATCACCTTCGAGTACAATGGTGTAACCGTTAGCATCACCTGCGGCGGCTCCGGTTTGTCCGGTACTGGCAGCGCTGAATAAGCCATTCATTTTGCCATACATACGGAAAATGCCGTCTTTATCTTCAGTTACCGCGATAACGCGATTCTTTACGATTGTGGCAACAATGTTGCGAGTGGTGGCATCACGCTTGTTAATTGGGAAAGTCAACTGCTGCTGGAAAAACAGCGTGCCGTTCTCGAGTGATCCTACCGGATTACTGGTAGCGTTTGCGGTGCTACGGCTGGGCAGTTCGAACTTCCAAAAACGCTTTCCGGTGTCTTTAGTGATACCGGTAACGATACCCGAGGCATCAGTCATGCTGGAAACCTCATCATAGGTAATCAGATAAATGGCTTTGATACCGCCGACGCTGTCAACACATCCGATGGTATAACCTGCCTGGATTGCACAACTCATATTTTTGTTGGTATTAAAAAGGGCGGCGTTTTTCGCACCGCCCTTTATAGTGATTAATTAATGTTTATTAGATAGCGGATTTGAACTTGACGCATTCTGAAGTATAGGCTACATTCACCCCGATTTTCCATTCTGCACGGAAACGTACATCATTCTCATAAGGGTTATAAAGCATCTGATAGCTCATTTCCTCATCTTCCAAATCAACTCCGAGAACTACGTTACTCAAACTCATTGCGTAAGCATCACCGGTTCCGTTTAAACCATTTACGGATACTACTTCGATATCAGTACCAGGAAGAATGAAAGATCCAGTTCCGTTGTCTTGTGGGTTGTAGTGATACAAACCAAGCGCACGGTAAGCCATTATCAGCAATCGGAACCAGTCGTTACCTACGAAAATCTTAACATCACCCTTATTGATAATTGCAACCGGAATGGCTTTATAGATACCTTCAGTAGCTGCAACTACATTGCTTTGAGTTATTGTAGAGATTGTAGCAACTCCGGTGTAACCACTCACGTTAGCGTCAACTGGTGAGCCAGCGTCAATCAACTTGCTAAGGCCATCAAACTTGTTAAGGTTAGCGGTAGCGCTTGAAGTATCACCCTGCCAAATTGCAGTTTCCAACTGAGCAGCGATACGGGCATTTTTCTTATCGAGATAAGCCTTTTGGAAATCGGCGTTTCCGAAATCTTCGTAAGTAGATCCAGCTTTCAAAGCCTCCTGAGTAAAATAAGCCTCGAGGTCTTTAGGGCAGATTTTCTCTTCAACTTTGATTTTACCAACAGTTACAGTACGCTGGCTGAAAGTAGTTGTACCGCTTGCATCGAAAGAGCAGGACTGAGTACCGAATACAGCGTCAGTGTCCATTAAAGGAATTGCAGCGCTTGATTTTACGCCAGTCAGAACGATACCGTTCTGCATGATAAGCTGCTGAGTCTTAGCATCGAAAACCGCAGAGGTCAACAGCGGCTTTACAAGCTGTTTGGTATATGCGGATAAACCTGAGAAATTTAGTGCCATGTTATTATTATTAGGGGTTTAGTTAATTAGTGAATAAAGCGTTATAATTTATTTTCTTTTCCTCTTTGAAGTTGGATGGTGCCTTTACAACCGGATCGGCAGTAGCGGCAGGCGCGTCAGCGAGCAAGGTGCTAAGTTTCAGCAGTTCCTCAATTACTTTGGTAGCCTTATTCAGCTTTACCTCGTAATCAGCAAACTTGCTTTCGTAAGCGGCGAACTTGCTTTCGTATTCGCTAAACTTGCCAGCGGTCATTTGCTCGAAGGCTGCGAACTTGCTGCCCATGTCCATTTCGGGCATTTCGGGTGCAGGTGTTTCAGATGCAGGCTTTACTTCGCTAATTACGCCATTCTCGCCTACAACTATTTTCGTTCCGTCAACCAGTTCGAGTTCGCCAGGAAGTGCAGGAGCGCCGTCAATCATAACCACGCCACCAACTGCGAGTTCCTCTATTTGTACCATGCCGCCGTCTTTAAGCTGGTATTCGCTCATTTTAACGGGCTTTTTTTCTTCGGGTGTAGTGAGTTCATTAAAAAACTCTTTCACCTTTTGGAGTATTTCTTTTGCTTCCATCGTTATACTATGTTACATTATTGGATTATGGCTAAAATTCTTTTAAGTTCGCTGAGCGCTTCCTCGGCGTTATCTTTTTTCGGATCGTCATATTCAAACATCCCTTCCACGCTAAAACCCTTTACCTTGCCCTCTTTTATCATTTTCCAAACATCTTCATTTTCAACTGCAAAGCTGCCAAACCAGGTACCGGCTGGCAGATCGCTAAATGATTTCGGAGCGTTGATTCCGCGTGATGGATCCGTAATGAAACTCTCGAACATTGTAACGCCATCCACTTGCAGATCAGCATCGTGCATCAAATTCACGTTTTTCTGAAATCCTTTTTTGTGAAATTTTATTGCAATTTGCTGGATAGTTTCAGCGCTGAACTTTACATAATGCTCTCCGAAACGGCTATTACTGCGATAGATAAGCTGCTCCGGCACCATCAATGGCCCGGTAATTATGCGCCTATCTTCGCTTTGAATGGCAAAGGCTGCCAGGTTTGTTTCTTTGTCTATCTGCTTAAGTTTACGCTGCGCCCATTCGATACCTGCATCACCGCCCCAGGCGAGCCACATTAAGCGACCGCATCCATCACCGAGAGGCTTATCGCTATTCTCGCGATGCCGGTCAAAGGCTGCCATCCGTGCAATGGTTTCACGGGTAATCGGCTCCCCCTTCGCTAACTGATTAGCGCGAGCTTTACCTACGGCAGTACCGCAACTTCCCCAGCCGTTTTCCTCAGCATATCTTAACGCCGTTTTAGCGGCCTCCTTTGCAGCCTCCGGGTAGTCGGTATAGCTTTCAGCGAAATGCTCCTCCCATACGGAACTACATATCGCGATGGCTTGCTCTTGCTCTTTGCCCTCATCAATCATGTACTTAATGCAGCGCGGCATAAACTCATTTTCTTTCTCACCTTGCCCTGGCTGTACAAATTCATTATTAAAGGCAATAAAATCCTTTTTTATGGCAGGTGCATCAACTAACGCCACAAAGGAAACCTCGGCGTTGTCATCCATGCTCTCGTCTATCTTTAACTCGTAAATAGGAAACTTCATCATAATATTATGTAAATAGTTAAACGTTTGGCTAATTTATACGGGCTGCCCTATTTAGGCGGCGGATTCTTTCCTGGTTATTGCTTACATCCGTTTCCAGTACAAAGGCGCGGCTGGCAGCGTTACCTACCGCATTAATACTTTCCTGATTGAGCATAGTAGTTTCAGCGGTAGGCGCTACGGGTGCGGTAACGGTTGGAGCAGCACCAGCACCACCTCCTGATCCGCCTTTACCTGGAACTTTAACGGCTAAGATGCTTTTAACGGCTTTGAAACCGGTAGCGGCTGCAAATGCCACCGCTGGTATGGCTTTAGGGAATCCTAATTTTACGCCGGCAGCGATACCCTTGTAAGTATCAACGAGCGCACCGGCGGCGGCGAGTGCTTTACCTAAAACTGTTTCTTTGCCGACTACATCCGCAAATTTATTTAGTTCACCTGCAAGCGCTCCGAGTAAAGCCTGCTTAGCTTCAAATTCTTTTTGGGCAATATCTTTTCTTGCCTTTGCAGCTTCATCTTCTATTCCAGTTAAAGCATTTTCATGCTGCTGTTTTAGATTCTCAATAGCGATTTGATCATTTCCTAACTTTATTTTTTTAGCTTCAAACGCTGCATTTTCAGCAGCTATTTTGGCTTGCTCTAATTTATTAATCTTTTCGACTGCCTGCTCCGGTGTATCATTCTCATTAGGTTTATTATCTTTTTGTGCTTTTAGGAGAGCGGTATCGGCGATCATTTGCCGCTTATCGAAAATCATTTGCAATACATCTAATTGCAATTTAGCTGCTGCCTTTTGTGCTTCTAATGCTTGTGTATTCCTTTGATCTTGTTTCTCTTTATCCTCTTTGGCGTACTTATCTTTTAAGGCTTGTAAGTCTAAATTATATTGCTCCTCGAGTAGCTTTAATTGTGCATCCTTTTTCTGCCTGCTTGCTACTGTATTTTCAATCTCACGCTTTTGATTCTCTAAATTTTGTTCTAATTGTACTGCTTCGCGCTCCCTTTCATTCTTTAAAAGTTTGAGCGTTGTTTCTTGTTGTAACTTTAAAAGATTCTCATCTGCCTGCTTATTGGCTTCTTTTATTTTTTCGTTGCGTTGTTTAGCTGCCTCTGCTGCTTTTTCTCCTGCCTGCTTTGCGGCTTCTGCGCTTTTTTTAGCTGCGTCAGTTTTTATTTGCTCATCTTCTATTTGAAAACTCCTCTCAGTTTTTAACCTATCTTCATATTGCGTTTTTATAGTATTTGTAATATTATTAACTGCCTCCTTTGAAGCCTTTACATTTTCCTCTTGTTGTTTTATTAATTCCTCGTCTGCATCCTTTGCCTTAAGTGTTGCGAGTTGATATTCATTTCTCGCTAACGTTGCTCTCTCAGTTTGTAATGCAGATTGTTGTATCGCAATAGCAGCGTCTATTTCGGCTATGGTTAATTTACGAACTTCCTCTTTACTTTTTCCGGATGCCTTTGCCATTGCTATTTTGAACTCCGCATCGGCCTTTTGAGCGCTTGCAGCTTCATCTAAGGCTCTTTTATTTATTTTTAATTGTTCAGTAGATTCAGCTACTGCCGCCGCGTTTTGCCTTGCAGCGGCACTATTTTTGCCAAACCATGCAGTAAGCGCTACTATTGCACCTATTAATGCAGTAATTGCTACAATAATAGCACCGATAGGGTTTGCAGCCATTGCCGCGTTCCAGGCCTTTTGCCCTAAGGTGATAGCCTTTTGCAAAGCTGGTATTGATTGCATCGCCGCCCCTAATCTGCCGAATGCCTCGCCAGCTTCTGCAATTTGACTAAGCCCCTGGCTTAGTGCCAGCGCACCTTGTACCTTTACAAGTGTTTTTTGCAACTCCTCACTTTCCGAGCCGAATAAAGCCTGCGCGCCTTGCAAAGCAGCAAAGCCGCCGGCAGCTACATTGAGCACGTTAGTGAGCGCCTGGAACTTTTTACCCGGATCGAATAAGTCGGCTGTTTCCTTTGCATCCTTGATGCTATCCTTTAAGCCTGCGACCTTTTGAGCGGCGGCGATAGCCTCGGCGCTGTAATCGCCGAAATTCTGCTGAGCGGCAATAAGTTCCTTATTCGCTTCTCGAAGTTCCTGTTTTATATTGCCTACCGTCTGCCCGAGTTTCTCTCCACCTTCAAGTTTGGCTTCGAGTGCTATTACTGTTTTTGCCATTATAAAGCTGTTGTTATTAATGTACCTGTATTATCAATGCTTACACGCCACCGCGTGCCATCCGGTGATTTTAAAATGATACCGAGTTCCTTAGTGGTTATTTCTATATCATCTTCAAATAATGCCGGCTCCGTTGCCATAAATTCCCATTCATTTGTCGCTTCGTTAAATGTTACTATTCTGCCCATTAGTATTCCGTATTAATTACTCTTAATAGTTCAACCTGCGTAAGGTCATTCGCTCCAGGATTAAAGTCAACTATTTGACTAACCCGATAATAACCGCCGTCAATATGCACGAACTTCGCGAAGTCTAAATCAAATATGTCTTGTTCTGTTAACCTAAATTTAGCCGTTAACGTGCGGCTGTCTTTATCGGTAATCTCAGCGAAATAACTTGAATAATACGCGTTAAATAGGTTAGCCGTTAAATCACCTGCCGCGAGTTCAAAATAAAGCCTAATCGGTACGCCAAAATTGATATCCGATGCCGGTGCATCCGGATCGTCTAAATGCCCGGCGTACGGGTAAACTGTATTGGTGCTGAGAGTAGTGGCTGTCCTATCCGCGCTATTAGTTATCTTCCACGATGCCACGCCGGTAATCTTCTTAGCCTGCATTATCCGGATAACGTGTTCGGTACGCTCCTCGA